CCTGACGCTAGCCATTATCTGGTCTTCTAGAAGCCTTTTCATCGTAGCCATTTGCTTGCCTTTTATCTATTGATACTCTACAATAGCACTTGAGTAGGTCAGCGCAAGCCGTCCGCTCCAAAAAAACAACACAAAACCGCCCATGACAAAAGCTTTCCCACGTACCAGAAAAACAAAGCTTCAATCCATCAAAAACTTTATCCTGAATTTTTTCAAATGAGCAAAAATTACTACTACGAGGATGACTACTTTCCAGCATTGCCAGAAGACCTCACAGAAGAGGAAATTGAGATGATGGAATATATCGCAGACCTCCACGACCTCGAAAATTCCGTTCCAACAGCAGCAGAACGTAACTCGATCTGATTTTATCCAACTTTTCCAATTCATCCAACAAAATGTCAACCCATAAGGAAGTCCAAGCCCGCCTTTCTTACGCTTCAGCAATGCTTGAAAGAAGAATTAGAACTTCTTCTATCGCAACAATGATCAGCGCAAAATTCTCCGTCTCACGCTCCACCGCCTACAACGACATCACAGCAGCCAACGCTGAACTTGAACTGAGCGACGATGGACCAAGCATTGAAGAATCTTCCGAACCAGTAAACACAGACAGCGTTCTAGCGATGCTTCAACATCGTTTTGAAGTTGCTGTTGCTACTGGCGATGACAAAGCTATTTGCAGCCTGATCAAAGCAATGGATCAGGCTAAAAAATGGAACGGCTACAACACTGAATCCGCTTCTCCTTTCGCATGACTGACCTACACAAAGCTAAACAAAATCTCCTGATGCTAGAGAGATGCCCAACATGGTACGAACATCTAGACAAAATTGATGCAGCAACAGCCGAATGGGATCGCATATATGACATCCGCACCAATGCAGGTTGGGAGCTAGATGAGGGTGGATGGTACGCTCCCTGCCCTGATACAAATGAATTGATCCCTGAATACGAGTGGATCGAAAATGGACTTCCTTGCCCTGAAGATAAATGAACCTATCTTGCCCTCTCTGTAATCACAAAAAATCAGACACTCTTGAAACTAGAAAAATTACTGATACAAAAAATTCAATCATGAAACAATGGAAAGGCTATAAACCAAACGACTGCATAGTCAGAAGAAGGCATGAATGCAGATCTTGTGGACATAGATGGTCTACCTTGCAATTAAGCTTTGATGACTTAAATAAGCTTCGCAGCCTTACTGTTAACAAAAGCGTTCAAAAGAAAACTGAAGCGATACAATCGCTTTTGGAAAAACTTGAAAGTGAAAAACATTGCCTATGATATATCATTAGCTGTAAGGCCATGCTGGCTCTGTATCTACGTTCCAAACGTCCTCATCCTTAACGTTGATGGGGATTTTTTTTGCATACTCCCTGAAAACATCTTTTAGCTCTTCTGTTGTCATGCCAAGCTCTTCGGCTTGTTTGGCAACGTTCTTTTGTCCTGTAAATAATTCCTCTAAAGCTCTTTCTAGTTTCACTTCTCATTACGGCGATTTTTTAGCTCTTCGTTCCTAAACCAAAAACCTTTGGCAAGTGCTGTTAAGCCTTTAGGACTATTGGCTGATAATGCCTCCTTTCTTGCTCTATCAATGTTGAAAAATACTTCTTGCTCATTTGCAATACGACTGACTTGTTCCGTCCTACGTGGCATCAAGCTCTAACGCTCCAAGACTCAACATAGCTTGATAACGACTAAGACGCTCAGACCATCGACACTCACATCCACGCATCTCCAGTTCGCTCATCATCCTTAACTGCACAGTGCCGTTCGGTTTTCCAATCACAATCGCTCCGGCTTTCACCCTTAGGCCGATCATCTCCTGCAATCCAAGGCTATAAGCTCCAAGCTGGTCCTGGTGATCTACAAGCCATGACTCAGGCTTGTCTGACTCTCTAGAGCTTGTCTTAAAATCACAGATCGTTAGACCCAGCGGTGTGTCTATTAGGGCGTCTGCCGTTCCAGCAAAGCCTGATGTGTGGCTAATGCTGAACTCTGACGCATGAATTGCCGTTACCGTTCCACCAACCAGCCAATCGGATATACCTCTGGCGTACTCACGGGCGGCCCAACTAACCTTGGGCGCTCCCTCCATCGACTTCTTAAGTGCCCAGGCGGTGATGGCTTTTGGAGGACGTGCCAAACCATCATCCCAAACCTTCCACGATCCTTTCTTGTTGGCACTTTGACGGGCCAGCTTTGAAGCGGTCTTGAGCACATACTCACACTTCTCATGAACTACCGTCCCACGATCACACGCAATTTGTCTCTGTAAATCACTGCCAGGCTTCTTTGACCATCGCGACAAAGCTTCCTTCTGACTGTCAGGAGCAGTGTGTTTCAAAATGTGAGTCACAGAGTGATACTCACGATCCTCCTCGTCTCGATATATCCGAAACGGACCAGAATTATCCTGCTCTAAGCGCCACCTTCGCAGTGTTGCCAGCTTGTCTTGAACATCATCCGGCATGTTTCTCCAGCCATTTCTTGGTTAATAGATTGATCTTTGGTTGCACCAAATGAAAACTGGACACAATTGAGCTGTGCTCCCCAAGATCAATCCGTATACAGCCATCCTCCAAAACCGTAGTTACAGGCTCTGGAATCAAAAAAACTTCTAGGTCTTCAGCCATTCAAGGCATAGGTATCCACATTCAGGATACCACAAAAAGGAGAGCGGACTTACGGACGTTCCTGCCTTGACGGTGGCATGTGGGTTCACATTGGACCTGTACCAGCACCGCTCCAAGATTGGAATCCATATCTGCAATCTGGTTGCGTGAAGATAAAGCCGCCTGGCCTAGCAGCTTCCACAACCGATTACGGACAGGCAGGCTTTCGGTAAGCGTCTCCAAAAACCTAGTCCTGCCGCTCCAAATGATCAGCCTGCTGGATTAAATGGATCGCCGCCTACAACCATTTGCTGTAGATCGAATCCGTTCTTCTGGGCTTTCTCCCAAGCAGCATCCATCTTGTCGTCGTCATGCTCTTCGTCATCGCGGGGAACAATAAGAAGCTCATAACGAGTCATATCAGCTTGGATCTTACTTAACTCGAAGTCCCAGCCCAATAGATTCTTAGAATACTTTCGATTAAGACCGTATTTTGCAAACTGACGAGCAAGAGAAACGTGGGAAACTTCAAGAACTTGAACCAAATTTAAGTCCCAGTTATACACTGGCCAGGTCAAACATTCTTGAGGCTTTCTAGGGCCTGTCTTGTCGTAGTTCAGAGCTTGAGTGTAATTAGTGCCAAACTCGGAGTCGATGTCGGCTTGGGATGGCTGAGATACAAAACGGAAAGGTTTTGCACTTCCGTCCGTACCGTCAGCCCAGACAAGCCAGTAGCAGAGAGGGTCTTCCTCTAAAAGTGCAAAGTTTGCAGGCTTGCCTGCTTCTAACTTTGTGTAGCGAAGATAATTATCCTTTGAGGAATTACCTTCGGCCTGTTTCTCCATTGATTGGAGGAATGTTGAAGAAAGTTTCACGCAGTAGTTACGGATGTGTTTTTTGCATCGTTGACCGATGCCTTCAAATACTATACGATCATGGTCTGCCCGTCAAGCCGGGCTAGGATAAAAAAAATCCCCTGAGCGAAACCACACTCAGGGGAATGCTTTTGAACACCACACTCTCATAGTACATGAACTTTTTTGATTTCGTCAACACGCTTCCATCAGGACTGGTATATGCGCCGATATATCGCAAAAATGCTCCAATGGTTTCCGGCAAACCTGCAACCGGAAAGAACCCCTTAGAAGCCAGCTTCGATCACAAATTTGGGCCAGCTGATGTCGCCCTTGCGTCCCAAAAGAATCCCGACCTTCAAGCTGTTGGCGTCTTTACCGGCATTAGGGGCAATGGCATCGTCATCCTTGACGTTGATCGTGGCCTCAAAAAGCTCCTCAAGATCTGGGGCCATACGCTCCACAACGCTCCTGTCATTACCTCCACCAGAGTTAATGCTGCCAAGTACCTGTTCCGCGTTCCAGAAGAGCTATGGAACGTCGTAGAAGGCCGGGGACTTGGCGATCAGGATTACGAAATCCTCTGGAACTCAAAACGGCAGGGCGTCATCTTTGGCGCTTACCCAGGCGGTAAGACCTCCAAGCCTGGTGAATATAAAATTGACGGCGATCTCAACTCGATTCCAGTAGCGCCAGACTGGTTGTTGGCGGAAATGAGACAGCCGCCAAAAACTATGGTTAAACGCGACCTTGACTTCTCCGATAGAACCGCAGATGAAGTCTTTGAAATTGTCAAAGATTGCCTAGACGTAATTCCCTGCAAAGGCAAAGGGTCTAGAGATCATTGGGTCAAAATTGGTATGGCAATTAACTCTGCCTTGCCAACTGAAGCTGGCTTGATGCTTTGGTCTGCTTGGTCCGCAGAAGACCCTGACTTCGCTTCTGAATGGCAAGACTCAGATCCATGTAGAGATGTCTGGTTCTCCTTCAAAGGCGGTGCTGTAGGCATTGGAACCCTGATCTGGTTAGCCGACAGAGAAGACCCAGAGAGGCATCGATTTTCGGAAGACGCAAAAAAAATCGTAAAAGCTGCTGACGAACGCAAAGTTCAAGAGATTCGTACTGCAACTCTTGACTTCCATGAAGTCATGAAACGCGCCAAACAAATACTTGATCTTGATAACCCTGCTGAGGTCAATTACAGGCTCAATACTCTGGCTCTTCAGGCTGGTTACAGAGATCAAGGCGCTTTAGAGCGTTTGATCGTTGATCAGCTTCAGTACGAAAACAAGAAAGACATCCTGACCTTGCCTGAACTTATGGAGCTGGACACTCAGCGTGAATACCTCATCCCTGATGTCCTTCCTCATCCCTCTGTCGTCTTGATCTATGGCGCTGGTGGTGATGGCAAATCGATGACCGCTTGGGCTATCGCCAAACACGTTTCCCTTGGCAAGCCGTTCCTTGTCAGAGGCAATCACGTTCCAGTGCAACAAGGGCCTGTATTGCTGCTCAACGGCGATCAGTCGCTGATGCAGATCAAAGAGCAACTAGAGGAGGTCGATTATCCAATTGACGAAGAGACAAGGCTTCTGACTGACTGGCAGCTTCAACGCTATGCACAGTTCGTCAAGCTGATGAACAAGCATCAGCCAAAGCTGGTTGTCATTGACTCCCTCATCGGTTGCTCTGGTGGACGAGCCTTTGATGAAAACAAGTCTGAGTTTGCTCAGCCCCTCTACTGGCTCACCAAAAACAACGGCATTCTCTTCCCGGCCACAACGATCCTTATCGTTCACCACGCCAACAAGAACGGTGGCTTCAGAGGCACCTCAGCCATCCGTGACGCTGTTGACGAGACTTGGGCGCTTAGACAGCCCACTGACGAGGAGAAACGCTCTGTAGGGGCTCACAGCCGCCTCATAACCATCGAGAAGTCACGGTCTGGGCGCTCCAACACCCAACTGGTTATGCAGATGGACGATGACCTCTCCTTCACCGTCTCTGACTTCACTCCAGCCGTTGACGAAAAAGACACCTCTCCTGCTTCTGTCACCGGAAGAGTCCTTCAACGCCTGGTTGCTGCTTGGCCAGACTCACGCTCCAGAGAAGAACTCCTCTACGACTCCCTGATTCGTGGATCTTCAGCGGCTATACGCAAATCGCTCCAAAGGCTGGAAAAACGAGGACTCATTATCTCAACCGTTCCAGAAGAATCTCAAAGTAAGAGCTATAAAGCTGTCCTTGCGCGTGGAGAGGGTTCAAAAGTGTCCCATAACCCTATAGATCCCAGTGCTGGAACGGAATCTACCCTGGGACACAAGCCTGGGACAATGCTTACTTGTCCCACCCTTTTAGAAGGTTCAGTTGAGATTGTTGTTGGAGCGGATGGCCTGGGACAAACCTAGTTGTCCACCCCCTGTGTCCCACCCCTCCTTCACTGCTATCACTGCGTTTTGGGGCGGTTGGGACATATACGACATCTATACGCGCACGAGGCATGAATTGGACTGAAATTCTTAAAGCCGCTGGAGTGGACGAACCACCCGGCTACCTTGAAACACTTGAAGCCATTGCTCAAAAGCCGTATGTCAAACCGTCTCGTAAATTACACAAGTCGTCTAAACGCAGAGTAAAATCTTCTAATGAAAGAAATCAAAGTCCGCCTTCCAGACTCCTTAGTGGAAAGCCTTGAAAAAGAGGCTAGACACAGAAGAATCAACCGCGCAGATGTAATGCGTGAAAGGCTTGGCGACCTCCCACTTTGCGAGTCAATCACTCCTGATGTTTTTTATCAAACTGTCAACAAAGTTCGTAAAAAGATTGGCAACATTCTTACGAGAAGCCAGGCTGAAAACGTTGTCGCAGCCTGTATCATTGAGTTCAAGGCATTGGAAACCAGTCAATAAATTGGTAAGCTTTTATTACTGTCAAAGCGATGACAACTCGCTACCTCTAGCCATAACCAGATATACAAGTTACGACCAAGAGGAAAAAGTTTTATGCGTTGAACAGGTTGTCTACGAAGAGGCAATTCACTTTCAGGACCAAATAGCAGCAGCTTTACAATGCGGTGTTGACGTTTCAATACTTTCTTCTTACCCAAGCTCTAAATTTCCAATCCTAAAAGAAATAATAAATAGCCAATGAAGTTTCAAGTTTTTCAAAAATCAGGACGCTGGATTGTTATTGATCGCAAATCTCAAGTAACTTGCCATACAACACTCTCTGGAGCGATGGACTATGCCTGTTCCCAGGACAGGACGGCAGATCAATCTGGAACGCCTGCACCAAGCAATCCGCACGGCGACAGCGGCTGACCTGCAACGTGCTGCAATGTTCCTAGAAGGGGCCAGACAGGTAAGAGCTGGCTCCAAAATTCAACGCTCCAAAAGCAGAACCGCTCAAGCAAACGCTTGGAAAAAAGATGTTGACGACTCGCTATCGTGGTAATATTGCTGTACTAACTTATTGAAAATGACATCTAAGCACGGTAGCAGGGTCTATGTTCAAGTTCTTTTGGAGCCAAACCGTGGCAAGCTTTTCCTAGAAGACGCTGAGAAGCTCAACAAAAAACCATCGGCTTTGATGAGAGACATTGTGTATGAATATATCAAGCAAGTAATGCCCCAACAGGAGGCTTGTGCGGCCATCAAGGACAAAGAGGTTTGGCAAGCAGCTGTCCAGTCGAGACTTGACGGTCGTGCTCGCAACAGAGCCAATGCACTAAAAATTTCAGATCACTCTAAACAGGCGAGCTGAGCGTCCATCTCCGCGATCCTTCCTACCGCTTGACTCAGTAGCTTTCGCTGATTCCAATTCTGGCGAACCAGTGTTTCGCATATCTTCTTCATTGCAGAGAACTCACTTATCTCGTCAAGAGATCGCACCATCCGCTCCAAAGCCAGCTCTTCTTCAAGGGTCTGCTCTGCTGTCATCCAGTCCATTTCTTTCATTGCTTTGATCAATCGATTCCAAGATCTTGCGCTCTTCAAGGTAAGGACGCCTAGCTCGAATGTAGTCATAAAACGCAGGAACTAGCCACTCTTGTGGTGGCCAACAGCTATCCCAATTGACCGGCTTGGCACAATTGACAACAACCGTTGACCAGAAAGCAATCAAATAACTCCACAGCCAATACAGACCCATTAGGCGGCAACAGACGGCATTACCTTCAAATGATTGTTGTAATGGCCTGTGACCGCATAGCTGAGCTGTGGAACGTTGCTCATTCGGTGAAACACCATCTGACCAATCCTTAGATTCGGATACAGATGCAAACCGTGATAACGCCTTTCATTCTTCAACTCAAGAGTCAGCTTGCTCCCATGCCAGCCAGGATCACACCATCCGGCCAATGCGTGGGTAAACCCATCTCTTGCACGGCTTGACTTCAAAACGAATTGCGCAGAGATGTCGTCAGGCAGATTAAACGTTTCAACCGTTTCAGCCAGTACAAATTCACTAGGCGCTAAATAATACGGATCTTCCTCCGTCCTGTCCGATATATCAATTTCGACTAACTCACGCTTATCGCTGACTTCAATCATTAAACGATGGCCAAGACGAAGATCCAAGCTTGCTGGATTTAGCAACTCTGAAGCAAAAGGCCAAACCATTTGACAGGCGCTGCACAAATCCCCAATCTCGTAATCGCACAGAACTGCCATACAAGCCAATTAAAACGTCAGCTTACTCATCGTCAACCAAAATTACCCAGCCCGTTCCAGCGCCCTCAATCTCCCAGCGTTGCTGGAACGCGCTACGAAGCACTCTTGCATTCTTGCCGCCATAACGACCTGAATGACCTCCTCCTTCAATGTTTGGCAATCCCCTTGGGTCGTGCATAATCCAATCGTCCTTATCAAAACCGACAATTACGCTCCAATGTCCACAACCATAGCTGTCGCACATCGGTGGTTCACCTCTGCTCATATCACCGTGATGAAGCCAACCAACCATGACCGGACGACCTGCCGCCAACTCGGCTTCAATTAAATTCTCATCGCCATCTTGTCTAAATTCAGCATGTAAATTCAAACTTCTCAACGCACTAATTTGAGCTTCAATGCTTGTCGTATCGCCAAATCTCTCCCTAATCAGGTTGTATTGATCATCGGTTTTTACCTTTCCGTAAAAAGCGGCAACCATTGCAGAGGAAGAGCTAAAGCATTCCCTGTAACCCCTTCCACCCTTGTTGTCTAGCTGATGGAAATAAGGAACGACAGTCTGTTGAGATATTCCACTTACCTTCCATGCCTCAAACCAAGCCGCATCTTCTTTCAACAACTCTTCAGGCAACGCATCCTCCAATTCTTTTATGGCAGCCAACTGATGGGGAGTTCCACGAAAATGAGAAAAAAAAGGCAGCAGCGTGAGCACCATAAAAAAACGATTCATTGCCTGAGCACAGGCTTCGGACATTGAGTCAATCCTGCATGATACCCAGACAAAAACAAAAATCCAGCAGAACCAAGAACGACAGCGGCCAATGTACCTAGCAGGAAAAAACCGCTAACCAGAGCCCAAGCCGAATCAATTCTCATTTCGAGTCGTCGGAAACAAAGCTTGTTTCACGTACGCAACAACGTGATCATCAACAGTGTTATCAGTCGTTTCAGCATAGGCAGTTAAAAGGTCAACAATTAAATTCTTGACTGCCTTGCCCCTCAAAAACGAAAACAGTATTGGACGGACGAGAAACACCATTGAATTTCTGCTACTGCTCAAAGTCTAGTTGCGGTCGCTATGACCCTCCAACCTTGCTACACAACGTTCCAGCTCACTGATCCGAGCAAAAATTTCCTGATCCCGCAATCTGAGGTCAGTATGCAAAACGTCCATCCTGGTCGCTAAATTATCAACAGCACTTGTCAGCCGTACCAAGGAATCACGACCAGTTTGGCTTTGACGGTTTGCGCCAACGATCTGCAACCCGGCAACCCCGATTGACGCTCCAGCGACAGCAGCAAGCAGCTCAAGCACCACCAACCAACGAGGCCAACTCATCATGGCAGAAACGCAAGAAAACCAAGAGGAAAAAGACGGGATCTCCGTTGCAGACCTAGTTAAATGCGCTGTGCTCCTGTGGAGCGCAACCTTGCTGACCGTTTCTTACTTAGGGCTGTTCCCTCAGATGAAAATGGACAACACCTTTGTCGCCAGTTTGCTAACTGGCGCGATGGCCTCTTTCGGTATTGAACGCAAAGCCGCTAATCAACAGAAGAAGACACCGCCTAAAATTGATTCATCTAACGGCTCGTTACCAAAATGAAACGGCTTGCCTTTTTAGCGATTGCGCTTTTTTCCGCTTCAGCCGCTCATGCTGATATGACGCACAGGATTCAAAGCTCTGTTCAACTACAGGTTGATGGAGCAGGTTCTATTGCTGAGCGTATTGGCAGCAGCTACGCCGTTTCTGGCTCAAACATTACGCTCGACACCGCTGGTGGCCTTGATTCCTTAACTTCTGGTTCAGGCGTTGGCTATACAGCAGCCGAATACAGCGTTACCACGCCAGCAAATGCTTTTAGCTTTAGTGAATCGTTTCTACAAGGCGACGCCACACTCTCTGGAGGCTCTGTATCAGCTGGAGTAGTCCAAACACTTCCAACACTTGGTCGAACGACGACAACTTCTGGCGGTGTCGCTGGCTCACTGGCCGGAACCGTTGCCTCTGATAACGGTTTAACCGTGACGGCTGGCGGGGCTGGAACATCTGCAATAGGTCAAATTGTTACTGAATTGAGCATTGACTGATGAAGTGTTTACTCGTGCTCTTTTTTAGCCTAGCCATGGATGGCTTAATTTTTGCTGAGAAAGCTGAGGGCGTACCTGTCGTTCCAAACTTTTCGACAGGTAGCATGACTTCACACACTGAAACAACCAGTAACGTTACGGAAACAATTGTCAGCGAGTCATACGGCACTGGCTGGCAATATTCCGTTAGTGGCAGCAACATTAGCCCTGTCAACGACGCCAGTCTTACCCCAGGAACTACAAGTCTCAACCAATGGTCAGCTCTCGACGTGGACAACAAGCCAGACTGGCAAATCGTCAACCCTGGTCAGTCGTTTCAATTTGTCGAAACTTACGCAGGGCCAGGGTTGTCGAACGTAACGACAATTCAGCGCGTTACCGAAATAAATCAAATCACAGACACCATCTCTACCTTCTCGCAATAGTTCTAGCAGCTCCAGCTAACGCACAAAACGTTGGTGGCGTTTCTGCAACTGCTTCCCCTACCGCAACTTCATCTGGTTCGGTAACGAATCAAGCGGTGATGATCGCTCCGTCCCAACACCTAACCAACTCTTACGGCAATGGCATTCAATGCCAGGGGCCAACCTTGACGGTAACTCCCTATGTCAACCGATCCAAATCTTGGCAGCTTCCGTATGAGGCTTATTATGATGATCCTGTATATGATATTTCTGACCTTAATGATGATGGGGTACTCGACAATCCAGGGTCCGTGTTATACACAATGCCAACAAGAACGGGCCAAAAAGATTCTCTCAACTGGAGCGGAGGACTTTCGTTACAAGTAACTGTTCCACTTGACGGTGGACTGCAAGAGAGATGTAAGGCAATGGTAGATACAAGTATAAAATTAAATCAACAGAGCATTGAGACTCGAAGACTAGAGTATGAAATTGCACGGCTTAAAAACTGTGGAGAACTAAGACTTAAGGGTATAAGTTTTCACCCTAAATCTCCTTACTACAGGGTTTGCGCGGACGTTGTAATCACGCCTAAACCCGGTCAAGTTTTACCTCATAAGCACGCTATCCCCGTAACGTCCTCTGTAGAGCGCGTCTCTCGCTAACAGACAAAATTCCGCTTTCACGACCCAGTACTTTTTCGATCCTTTTTGCAAATTTTTTGATTGCAGGCTTTACAGCCTTGAGCACTATTGGCGTTGCTAAGCCAGCCGAAACACCAACCATTGCGGTAATTCCTACAGTCGTAACTTGAGGCAACGAAGGCACAGCTGCTATAACTTGTTCAGGCAATGGAATTGATTCATATAGGACGACGCACTTACCGTCCTGAATCTCATAGCCCGAAATTACTTGCTTACCACCTTGAATAACCGTACCAACCTCTTTGGCTCTAAGAGGAGGACATCTCGGATCCTCGTCAATTGCCGCCTTTTTCTTGGGAAGACTAAACGCAGCTGGCGATGGCAACTCTGGTGTCTCAGGAGGAGAAGGCTGTGGAGTCGGACTAACTGGATCAACCACTAACTCAGTTGGCCTGTAGTCCAACGGATTAAAACTAGGCAAGTCAATGATTGGAACGCCAATGTCTACCGTCACCGGAGGAGCATTTGGAATCGACAGTGGAGCAGGAATGTCTGACCACCAACCAGAAATGTCATTGATCCCAATAGTGCGAATTTCAGGCATTTCCCTGCCAACTTGCGATTAACCGATCCAGATACCATCTGGCTTTTCCTAAATCCTGAACGCCACCCTTGTTCCGATAGCGCCAGCTGTACTTTATTAGATTTCCCTTGCAATAGCCTTGAAACTCTTCAGCTGTCATTGACGCCTCGATGGCATCAATACATTCGATAGCGCCGCTTGCGTAATGGGCAGGACTATTTACTGGATCAGACATCAAAAAGGCAAAGCAGGACCGGTTTCAGTTGGGAGTGCAGGCATCATCTCTTTGACTTGCCCAGGCATCGCATCCGTCACCGCTCCAGAAACTACCTCACCGACCAGAGCCTTGGCCTCTTCCATTGCTTGTTGTTTCAGCTCTGGCAGCTTGCTATACGCATATATGCTGCCGCCTACCAACGCTCCAGACATTGCAAACGACAAGAACGCAAGCGTGTTAAAAATGCCTTGCATGAAAAAACCCCTAGCAGTGTGAGAATACTAGGGGCAATCTCCATCAACTAACCGAGCCCGACACTCGATCAATTCGACTATAGATCAGAAACTGTACTTCGCCCCAAGCTTGCCGCTATAGGCGTTGTCAAAATCACCAGTAATGCCAGCAAGCTCTGCGTAAACAGAAAGATTGTCAGAAGCGGAAACGGAACCACCAAGCTTGCCAGAAAACTCAAGCTCTGACTCTTGACCGTCTACAGAAACAAAAGCAGGACCGCCTTGAATGTAGAGGCTATAAGGGCCTTCGCTGTGCTCGTAACCAAGAGCAGCCTCGGTTACGTTGCCTGAATAGTCGGAACCGACCCAACCGGCGTTTGCTTCAACGTTTGCATAAGGACCAGCAACAGCCGCAGCCGCTCCAAAAACAAAAGCGCCAGCGACGCAAGATAAAGACTTGATCATGAAACTAAGCAAAACCACTTAGATCTTACTTGCCCTGACCCCTTAATGGCTTTCTTCCATGGGACGGTTTGGAATGCTTACCATTTCCTTGACGGGTTTTTTTAGGTTTGCCTTTGACAAAATCAACCTCAGATGAACCGCTCGGTTTAGCCATTAACGTTCATCGTATTGAAATGTTTGTTCATTAGCCCTGTGTATAGACCGTGCATCGGATGGTCCTTATCGTCGCGACCTTCATACTTGTAAAGGGCTTCTATCCACGCTTGCCTATTACGCATCGCTGGAACGTCTTCCGCTCCAGGCTTGGCAGAAATCATTGGGTCAGGGCGTTTCATAAGGCTTAGAAAAACAACTGGATAATCTTAACTAGCGATCAACTGGGCCTGATATACCAAGCCGTCGAGTTCCAATCATCGCTGACTCCAGTTGTCCAAGTGTTCCCAGCTCCTGCGGGCGCAGTCGTCCCTGCGTTTGGAATGACTGCATAGCCAACCATTAAGGAGCTTGCAAACGTGAAAATGATAAATGTTCGACTTCCATTCGCAACCCCAGCAACAGTCAACCCCGTACACGATGCGCTTGAAATCTGGTCATCGTCT